AGCCTGGTTTGCAGGAATAGCATCCAAATCCTTGGAAGCCTATGGAATGCGTGGAGTGGACCTAGGAGCTCCCCTCTCATTGTCTACCCTACCTATCTGGGGATCCCGTGCCTTGCGGTTGCTTCCTCTATTCAAGGGGTTTGTGGATGCTCTTGCAACTTCCAAAGGGAGTGGAAAATCCTCGGTAGCTAGTCATTCGGAGGGGAAGTGGGAGCTTTTCGGTGATGAGTTCACTGTTCTCTTGATAACTCATAGAGCCAGGGTAGCTTATTTTTGCTCATACGAGCAGATCCTAATGTGGAAAGACATGTTATGGGGAAGATTCAATGTGTCAATTGCATGCCAAGCGCTGTACCCTAGTGGTAGCTTGGCTTTGGCGGTTGGTCAATGCCTGGATTGGTGCTTCCAGTGCCTCGAAACTTACGGTAACTCAGGATATGAGCTCTTGAAAAATATAGAGTCTCTTTCCAAAACCAACCTGGTTGCACAGAATGACCCAATATTTGGATCATCAGGTACTCATGATCTCATGGCTGATGTGGTAAGAGCTAAGGAAGTATCCTTAGGGGGGGAAGATGCCCCTCTCACCGACAAGCTACTGCAGCTCCTCTCTCTTTCACGGCCTCTCAAAGAGTCTGTAGAGTTGTTTGGTCTCCTCAAGCTATCTGGCCATCCTTGTGTTGACCCGTCAAACGGAGGCAAGAAGGTTAGGAAGATTGCCTGCGAGCCAAAGATCTACTTTGCATCCGACTGCGCCAGAGTCAGGAACAACTTCTGCCGTATGTATGCAGAAGGTTACGTCAGGAAAAGGTCAAGATGGCCTCCCCTCCATTTTCCTAAGCATAGGAGGCATACTCGCCTCTATCAACTGTATACCCTTCAGGAAACCCGACTCTCCTGGAGCTCTTATCCTCTAGATGACTGGGAAGACGTTAAATTCAAGAAACATCATGACTTCGAGTACTATCCCAATTTCACCGACCTGATGGATGATAAGGCCATATCATATTATAGAGACCAGATTTCTTACACTTGGAGGAGAGGAATGACTCCCAGAAGCAACAAGAGACTTCTCATTGAGATGCTGTCAATTCCAGAGATATCAGTGAGATCTATAATAGAGAAAGTAAGGTCGGGAGTGCTCCCTTTCGAATGGTTTGTTGTATCTCTATATCC